TTAGGGTCACCTAACATTTCATTATACAATGCTCGTTTAATATTCTGTCGCATATCTTTTAATACAAGATCAGCTACATTAAAGTTACCAGCATTTTTAATTGGCTCTAGTCCTCGAGATGATGGAGAACGTGGAATGATAGTTCCTGGTAAGAGTTGAATCGTATCCACATTTATAATTCCATCATCTTCCATTTGATACATACCAGATATAGCCATCTGTGCATTTTCTAAAATCATTTCTATAACAAGGTGACAAGTTTTTATTGCTGGCATAGAATTAAGAAGTGGTCCACGACCATACACTTCACCAGCGGCTTTACTCCAACGAAAGACTACATATGGGTTTGATCCTTCACCTGTAAATTGTTCTTGAACATATATATGTTGAGGGTTTGTACCAAATACTGTAAGATCATTTACTTCTACATTTGGTTTACTATAATTTCTTGATACACATTCTACTAATTGCACAAACATATCATTACCATTTTGTAACTGTCTAGTTATTTCTGCTGGTACATTTGCTTGTGGATAAATTAATTGAATATTAGATGCTTTTATTTTTCTTGTTCTATAAACTGTGTCTATAATATCATTCGGTCCTGTATCTAATGTAAGTCTTGATAAAGGGACAGCAGTAAATTTTATAGGCTTTATTGCATCTCCTTCTTCTATTAACATTGCTCCTGTTCCTACAGCTAAATCTAAGAATGATTCATGTATTTCTTGTGCAAAGTTTGAGTTCTGTAATATTTCAAATACATAATTTGTTACACCATCTAATGATTCATTTACTTCATTACGATCTTCTGATGGTATTTCACTACCAGCTATAAGTTCTGCCCATCTTGCATAGTTAGGAACAATACCAGCTTGTAATCGTGATGCAAATTCTTGTACACCAACCACAGCAGTTTCATCAAATATCTTATCAGTTTTAGTTTGCCCAGCAGATGTAGGATAAAAACTTTCTCTTGCTGGCATACTGTATTCAAAACATTCTTCGAAGGTAGGTCTCCACAACTCTTTTATACTTTCTGCTCTTTTATATCTAGCTAACATATTTTCTAAGCTAGACATTTCTTTCAGTATGGGTTGAGGAATTAATGCTACCATTATATCTGTTTAATTATTATTGTTGCTAACATTACCATAATAACACCACTAAAAGCAATAAAGATTGTTTCTAATCTTTTTACTCTACTTATAATCTCTAGCCATCTTTCTGTACATACAGCTTCATGTGTATCTAAATGTGCTTGTATCTTTTGTGCATCTGGTTTCATATTAACTTAAAGTTGTATTATTAGTAGTATTAGAAAGATATCCACCACCACTTGATGTTAGTAAACTTCTTCTACCGAAGCCAGCTTGTATTTGTTTCTTTCTAGCTTTACTTGCTTCTGATTGATCGCTTAAATTTTGATCTCTTATTTCACCTTCTCTAATAGCTATAGATGGATCAGGTTTGGATGGAGGTGGTAATACTACTCTTGGAGGTGATTTAAATAATCCTGAACACATAATAATTCCTTTCTATAATCTTGATCTAATATCGAATACGTTCCACTTCTTTCGTATACTCTTTTTTGGTGCTTTTGTAAAGACATCAAAATTAGTTTTTGCTTGTACTACTTTAGACTGTAATGAACTTTTAGTAATTTGCCTACCTTCTCCAGCACCTAATAATAAATATTGTAGTGCGTCATGTACGTGTGAGTAGTGATTCTTGTCTGGTTTTTCTGTGTATCGTTCACCAGATACTTGCATACGTTTGTACTGATACCCACCTTCAAATCCTTTAATTAAATGTTTACAGCTTTTATCAATTAACAACCCTGACTTACCTTCTAACAATCGCATCAATGGTGCAGTTACAGATTCTATTCTTAATGATACATCATTGGATGGTGCTGGAATGGCACGAATACCAGCACCACGTAGTATTTGGAATGGAGTAGACTCATCAGTCTGTGCTCGATAATCTCCAGCTGGATCTCCAAATATTCGTGCTACTGGTATGTTGGGAAATTTACTTACCATTTCTTGTCTAAGTAGTTCCCCAAATCGCACCATACCCATATCTTGTGCTACGATCTCGTGTAGTATTAACCATCTCCCTCGGACTTGTTGTGCAAATACACAAGCTGGAGTTAAACCAAAGTCGATACCTATATAGTATGGAACTTCTGCTGGTATTATTGGTTGCTTGGCAACGTGTAAGTCTGAAGCAAATTGTTTGTATACAGGTTTACCGTCTTCGATTGAACCTAATCTATTCATTACATACACATCAATCCATGACTTTGTCTTTCCTCTAATAATAGAAGAATAGTAATCTCGCATTAGATTGTTTCTATTCTCTGCATCTGGATTATTTATATAGTTTTCTACTTCTTGATCTGAGTTTCTTTTTTCTAACATACCTGGTGGTTGTGTAAAAAATTTCCAGTTGTCAGGTTTGACTAACATCATAACTTCTTCTCGTGATAGATGTTCTGGTGGTGGTGCATCTCCACTCATCACACTCCACCAATGATCTTCGTCTGGTGCGTTGGTATCTGCTATTACACCATACCAAGTTGGTCCACCATCTTTCATAGAAGGGTATCTTCCTACACGCATAGTACCAGCATCTATAATTGGCTTGGCTATTTCTCTGCTTTCATTAAAGAAAAGGAATGTTAATTCTAAAGATAATAACTTTTTAACATCTTCTGGTCTATCCAAAGCCAGAAAAATTACTTCTAAGTCTACATCACCTACTTGTATTCTATGTGTATAGGGTGGTGACCAATTCATTTTACCAAACTCTTTTTCAGGAAACCAATCTAACCATGTCTTCATAGTCGTAGTCTTTAACTGTGGGTTTGTATTTCTTATAATAGCTACACGAGATTTACGTATGCCATCTGGTGATGGTTTCTGTGCTAAGGCTCTACGGAATACTTCTATACAACAAGCAACAGATTTACCAGAGCCTACTGGTCCACGTAGTCCACGAAAGAAACTATTGTCTTTCATAAAACTTTTGACTACTGCACCATCAGGTTTGTAATTTAATTTCATTCGACTTGTTTGTTGTCTACTGCGTATCGGATCATCTTACCAGCTAGTTCTGGACCGACTGCATTTATAAACTTATCGACTTCTACGTTTGTCATAAACTCATTAGGGTAAAATTTTAAATGGGTATTACGTACAATAGAACGTAGTCTATTTAAATCTTTTAAAGATAGTTCACGTATAAACATTTTTTTCCTTTATAAATTTTTTATACTCTGCATCTTCTTCTGGTGTGCGTAGAGTAAAACCTTTAGCTAATAGATCCCATAATCTACATTGCACTTCATACTTAGTTGGTTTGCGATTAAACTCCATCTTATAATTAATGGTATACACTAACAGTTCCAAGCACGTAAAGATTTATTTATTCTTGAATTAGGATCACGAGCTGTCTTCTTACTCGTTAGCTTTTTCTTCATACCTTTCATCCTTGCACAAAACGAAGCACGTCTTTTATTGCCTACTACTTTGCTCGGTGCTTTTAGATTTCTTTTCTTACCAGTCTTAGTACGACCTTTATTATAACTGGCACGACCTTTAGCATTTAATCCTCCTTTAGGATTCTTGCCTTCTTTTCTTGTCCATGCTGGTGATTTAGCCATTTGCTTTTACTTTCTTTTTAGCAGTCATTGATAAATCTTTTAAATGGAATAATGGCTTACTAGATTTGGTATGTGTTTTACCAGTATGTAATTTACCATTAGACATTTTATGCATAGCACCAGTATGTACTGTACCATCTCTTAAATAATGTTTAACTGTTTTTGCCATTTCTTTTTTTCCTTTTAAAGGTTGCTACATTAGTAGGCTTACCACCCACTCCTTGTTTGACACTACGTTTTCTTTTTACTGCTGAAGTCTTCTGTGCTGATGTCATTCGCTTTGCTTTAGCTAGTGGTACACATTTAGGATACTTACGTTTAGATCCTTTGCTTCTACCACATGGTTGATACTTACCATTCTTCTTTGGTGCTCCAATATCAACCCACTTCTCACCAACCCATTTACGTAAACTCATATCCTACGTATCCATCTATATAAAGCATATACCCCCAGACCTAAAAAAATATAACAGATACCATCAAACCAAGATATGTTGTGTATTGTTTCTATTAGTTCAGGAGTTATGGTCATGCACGTTTCCTTTTCTTAGATGTTTTTTTCTTGGCAGACTTTGGCTTGATCCTACCAGAGCAAACACCAGAAGCATACATATTAGCATAAGCACTTGGGTATACTTTAAATTTTCTTTTAGCGGCAGACTTACCCTTTGCACATAGTTTAGCCATACGTTCTTTTAGCCTTCTTATTTTTCTGTGCTTTGTTGTTGAAAGAATTTAGTGAGAGTTTTACTGGTTTCTTTTTAGGTTTCTTCTTACCTACAGTTCCGTATGATTTCATAGTTCCTGGCATTACTTTACTCCTTTATTTATTATTTTGTTAGTTTCTTTTTCTCTTTTCTCTCTTAATCGTTTAGCATCTTGTAGTTGATTTCTTACTGCATCTATACCTTCTTTAATATAAGCACCAACACCTACAGCACCTACTACACCAGCTGGTTTAGATAGGTTAATTTTTTTTAACCTACGTTCTATATCATGATGAGATTTATAACCTAACTGACCAAAGGATGTTTGTGCCTTCTTCATACTTTTCTTTATTGTCATAGCTTATCCTTTCCTTACAGGTAGGTATAAAATATGTTGGGACTTTTGTAAAGCTATTTTACGTGAGGTAGTCCTGTTGCTCCATATAAGTACCAGTTTTTTGAATAGGGGGTATAATTTTATGCCCAGTACGTACAAGACATATGCAGTGCATTTAGCCTAGATCTATGTTTACTTGTATAGCATTGCCAAGGTTAGTTCTGTTACCTTCGTCTGTCTTTATTCCAGCTCGATCAAGTATATCCTTACTTGCTTCTAATCTCACGTACTCCGAGTTAGCAGACGCAGATAAGTTAGACACTGTATCCAATGCTTGTATTGTTCTGTATC